ATGGGCTCTATCTCGATTCGCAAGCGTAAAGACGGCTCGACGGCGTACCACGCGCAAGTCCGCATCATGCAGCAAGGAGTGACAGTTTATCAGGAAACCCAGACTTTCGACCGCAAGACGGCGGCGCAGAACTGGGTGAAGAAAATTGAGACGGAGATGGCCACACCTGGGGCTATCGCCAAGTCGAAGCGGGAAGGCGTGACGGTCAAGGAAATGATCGATCGCTATCTGCTGGAATACGAAAAGTTGCGGCCACTTGGCAAGACCAAGCGCGCCACACTGAAAGCTCTCGGCGAGACCTGGCTGGGCAAGCTGATGGACAAAGAGATCACCAGCCAGAAGATCGTCGAGTACGCGAACGACCGAATGCAAAAAGATGGCATTCAGGCGCAGACGGTCGGCAATGACCTGGCTCACTTCGGTGCGGTCCTGTCTGTTGCTCGTCCTGCGTGGGGTTTCGACATCGACCCGATGGCAATGCCGGATGCCCGCCGAGTACTGCGCAAGATGGGCGCCGTCACTCGCAGCAAGGAGCGCAACCGCCGGCCTACCCTCGAAGAGCTCGACGCCATCCTGAAATACTTCGGCGAGATGCGTGACCGCCGCAAGCAGGAAATCGACATGGTGCGCGTTACAGCCTTCGCCTTGTTCTCGACTCGCCGCCAAGAAGAGATAACGCGCATCCGCTGGGACACGATGGACGAAGCGCGCCAGTCGGTATTGATCACCGATATGAAGAACCCCGGCCAGAAGTACGGCAACGACGTGTGGTGTCATGTTCCGGATGAGGCGTGGCGCATCCTCAAATCCATGCCAAAGATTGAAGACGAGGTATTCCCGTACAACTCCCGGTCGGTGTCAGCCTCGTTCACCCGGGCTTGCAACTTCCTTGAAATTGACGACCTGCATTTTCATGACCTGCGCCATGACGGCGTGAGTCGGTTATTCGAAATGGGGTGGGATATCCCGAAAGTCGCCTCTGTATCTGGCCACCGGGATTGGAATTCGATGAGGCGCTACACGCACCTGAGAGGAAATGGCGACCCATACAAGGATTGGCCATGGCTGGAAGAGATAATAGCGGGCCCCAAGATTGAGGCCCGGAAGCGTATCAAGAAACGCGGCGCAGCTTAGCTCGGCCCATGAGCTTTTCATGCTCGGTGCGCGCCTGCCCGTGTTGAGCGTCGAGGTATGCGGCCAAATCGTTGAGATGAACGCCGCGGGCCGCCTTCTGGCTGCTCTCCATGCGAACCAGCGGCAGGTCAATCTCACCCGCGGCGACCTTCATCTTCATTTTATCCGGCGTGAGGTGGCTGAAATAATCGGCGCACACCCGCTCAAGCGGAATGATAGCCTGGCCGCTGTACTGCGCCATCAGTAGAAATGCTGTGTTCATAATGATGCTCTCAAGGAATTTTATGGAAACCTCTAAGCGCTGGGCCGAGGTAGGACGAATAGCCGGGAAGACAGAGCCGAAGCTGTCTCAGGTTCTGTTTGGCCTTGGCAGGCAGGACGTTAAGATCCGCGCGGAAGAGCAGATGATTCAGTCGGAGCTTTTGGATGGGCTGCCCAGCCAGCATTTGGCTTTGCAGATAATTGATCACGCGACTGTTTCGTATATGTGGGTGATGGCGCTTTATGAGGTCGTCCGGACCCTGCATCAGCGTCTAAGGGCGGTTAGCCCCGATACCGCGGCTAAGGTTGCCGTTGCAAAAAGAGAGTTCGAGCGCATTCGCATTCCAATGGCAAAGCTGGAGGCGGCGAGTAGGTTTCCGGAAGACTCTCCATTCGCTTGGCCGTCCATGGATAGATTGAAAGGGATGTCCTGGTACCTGTCAGGGGAGCTGATGATTTCCCGGGCAGAACTTGCGGAACTATTCCTATCTACTGTCGAGAGCTGCGATGCTGCCCCACCATCACCGGCAGGCTGTATATAGAAGAAGGGAAGGGTTAGCGCCGCTTGAATTCGGTGCAGCGGACGATGATCGTCTTCGCGTCCCGAGCAATGGCCGGCATGGTGCTGAAGGGGAGGTGGCTGCAATTGCGGTGAGCGTGAGTGCAAGACATGCACATGCCGCCTTTGGGCTGGTGGGTCATGGCTTCACCTTTATTTCGCATTCGTCGCACCGATACACGACATGAGGTACAAGCGGCCCGAACAGCCAGAAGCGCTTGACCATGACGTTGTTCGGCCAGAGAGCGCCGAACTCGCCACATCTAGGACACACGCCAAATCTCTTCATGACCCCGCCCCCTGTTCGTCTGTGGCTGGCGCTGGCTCGTTGCAGTATTTGCACGCACCACCCAAGAAGTAATGCAGTGTCCTGCCGCACTTCGCTCTGTGGTCTTCTGTGGCTGGCGCGGACTGGGCGAGCCACGTGCTCACACCGTCTCGCCATTTATCCATGTCGGCCTGTTCCGGATAAAGCAGGCCAAGCAGCAAGCCTACATCGGATAGCAATCGCTCAGCTTCGGAATTCCGCGCCTCGCTGGCGTTGAGCTTTATCTGTAGGTCGTCTCGCTCGTCACGCATCATCCCGAAGCACAGCAGAACTTCGCTGTGCCGCTTATTTGCTTCATCCCGCTCATTCGACACGTCGGCCAGTTGTTGGCGCAATTCGTGCTCGGTGCTCGGATATGCGGCATCGCGAACAGCCTCGCGCGCCAATATGGCCGCCTTGCATTGTTCATGAGTCATTTCGATTCCCTTGCATAAATGGCCTTGCGCTTCTTCGAGCAGGCGGTGTGATTGCCGACGGTTCGCATCAGGCCACACACATCACATTTTGTTTTGTGCGTGAACCATGGCGATGGGATAGGGATGTCTGAGGTGCTGCGGCTGTGGCCGATCATGCTGCTTTCCCGGCGTTTCGAATGTCGTCGATCACCGACTGCACGCCATCCGCAAAGCTCGGCGGCCGTCCGGTCAATCCGCGCTCCAGGCAAGCGATCAGCTCGCGGTTGAGGTCGCCTTTGTTTACCAGTTCGGCAACGTGCCGGATTGTCTCAACGGCCCATTCGCGGCCATCCCGTTCAAGTATTTTGCACATGGGTACTCCTTCAGCCGCAGTGGGGCCGGGGCTGGCGTGATTCGAATAAGTGGGGTATTACGGGTGACCGGCATGGAGCCGGGTCTATCGCGCAAAGTCGGCCATTTCGTCGAGGGCTTCTTGAATCTTTTCGAATGCCTCTCCGGCCTCAAGATTCTTATAGTCCTTGAGTAAGTCATAGGCGCGCTGTATGCATTCCTGCATATCATCAGCGGCTCCGCTGTCGTTTTGCGCATCCTCAAGTTGCGATTCAAGATCCTCGATCTCACCCTTGAGGATATTTATCTCGCCGAGATACGTTCCTCGGTATTCAACAGAGCGCCGCGCCATTTCTTGCTGGGCATCCTCGTCGATGCCTGCGTAATGGATCAGCTCATCATCACTTAACGCTCGCACGGGAAGGCCCATGGCTTGCTCCTGGGGGATAGGGTTTTTCGTCACGGCTGCGCGTCACGCAGTGCGCGTTAGCGTTTCAAGCTGGTCATCTGGGAGTCGGTCAGAGCCGATAATTAGGCGGGAAATCAAATCCTGCTCTTCCGTGATCTTTAGGCGTGACATGGTTCGTATCAGTGCAGCGTCTTCGCCGTGATAAAGCTTCGTGACAATCTGCCGTGACAGCAATCTGGCCTCGCGCTCTTCGGCGCTCAACTTGTCACGCTCGCGCTTTTCTTGCTGTCGTTGCTTTGCGCTTACAGCCATCACCGCTTCCTCCGTTTCTTGGTAATGCCCCGCCCGTGTGCCGTCCAGCCAGCGCCGCGCACCAGGTCGCCGACATCAGCAATCAGTGCTTCAACCCGCTCGTTTACCAGTGGCACCAGGTCGAACATCAGCGCGCTCGGCACCGTCAGGCTGTGTATCGTCTTCTCGCCGTTGGGCAGCATCAGCCAAACCGACACATCCCAGCGTACCGGCTTCGATGGCCTGGTTCCCTTCGGCATCGTGTGACCCCCGGTCGGGCCAATGGTATGGATAACTGACATGGTCATTGGTTAGCCCGCTCGCAGGTATGTGGAGTTGTTCGGCCCGCCTGTTGCGACGGACCTTTGCTGACAGCCGCCTCATCTCGGGATCGTCGGATAGTCGATGCCGTACGTTTCGATAATTCGCCACAGCTTCTTTTGGTTGAGCCCCATTTGCCTGGCGCAAGTGGTGCGAGGGATGCCCAGGTCGCGGAAGGATTTGATCCGAGGAATCAGCTTTCGATCTTCTTCTTCGTCAACTGCTTTCGGCAGAGTGATGGAGTGCTCACTCGCGATTCGACGCAAGCGGACCGGGGAGAAGCCGAATTCTCGAATTACTTGGCTTTGGCTGGCTCCCTCGGCGAAACGCCGCTTTATATCCGGCACAATCAGCGCCTCAGCAGCCTGCCTTTGTTCATGCTGCGAGACCTTCTTCTGAACGGCAAACACAATCCCGTATTCCGCCGCGATATGCCCCAGGCGCTTGGCGCTGATCCCAATATCGGCCGAAGCCCGCTTCAATCCGAGGTCTACATAGGCCCTCAACCGATCTGCAGTGCTCCGCTCAAGCTCCAGCGCTTCCCGGGCCTTGCGTTCGTGCTCGGCAGAGCTGGCCTTGTACCCGTAGGCGATCGTTTCGTTATTGAAGGGCAGGGACACGCCGCGGGTGATGCTCAGTTCGTGGATGACGCCGCCGCGCCGCAAGAATGCATCCGTCGCATCGGCCAAGCGCGCAGAAGCTGCACTGTTGTGCCGAACCATACTCAGATCCAGGCTGATCATTTAAGCCACCCTGAACAGTTGTGACTTGAGCCCTTCCACTTGGCGCTCAAGGTTACGGATGGTCTTTTCGCCGCGCTCACGGTCTTGGCCGATCCATTTATGTGAAGCTGCGTAGAGCCGATTCAGGTTTTCGCGCAGATGGTGAAGGTGTGTCTGGCGGTTCTGTTGGACGATGAGGGTGGTGGTCATAGTCAGGCTCCGGCAAGGTAGGGCACAGGAATAAAGGGAATATCGTCATCAAAGCTGTCAGGCGGCGCGCCTTGCTGATTCTGCTGAGGTGCTGCCTGCTGCGCCCGAGGTGCTGGCTGCTGTCGTGCCGCCCCAGCCTGCGGGTGAGCCTGTCGCTGCTGCCCGTCTTGCGGCTTACCGCCCAGCAACTGCATCGTGCCCTGCATATCCACCACGATTTCCGTGGTGTAGCGCTTGATACCGTCCTTCTCCCATTCGCGGGTTTGCAGCTTACCTTCGATGTAGACCTGGGAGCCTTTGCGCAGGTATTCCCCGGCAATCTCGGCGACTTTGCCGAACAGCGACACTCGGTGCCATTCGGTTTTCTCGACCTTCTGGCCCGACGTTTTGTCGGTCCATTGCTCGCTGGTGGCCAGACTGAGGTTGGTGACCGCGTTTCCGTTTGGCAAATACCGCACTTCTGGGTCCTGGCCGCATGTACCCACCAAAATGACTTTGTTAACTCCGCGAGACATAGATACTCCTACTTGATTCGGATGGATGAGTCGCCGCGCTCAAGGTGAGCCCACGACGGTTCTGGTTTCAGTTTGGAGGCAACGTCCTCGCCGGCGTCGATGCGCTTCTGCACCTCGGCGTTGTGGTCGCGGATTTCTTTGAGCTGGGCGGCGATGGCCTTCTTGTCGGGCGCAATTGAGGTGGACACGGACATCAGGTCGTCCGGCACCTCGTCTTCGTTGTCGACGATGACCTTTTCTGGCGCAATGGCCAGGGTGATGGTGAAAAGCGGCCGCTTGATCGACGTGATGTTGGCCGCCTGCATATTCCGGCGCAGGTAGTCGGTGATCTGGCCGATGCTGTTCTTCTTTATTCGCTTCAGTTCATTCAGGCGCTCGACCTCCTTGTCGATCGCGCTCACGTCGCCCTCGATGTTTCGACGCAGCATGACGATGCTCTCGGCCTTCACTGCGAATTCACCCTGGATGGCGTCCATGGTGTCCTGCAGTGCCAGCTTCAAACCTTCATCATCCGAATCGGCCATGGCCTCAAGCTCAGCCATCTGCCCGGTCAACTTGTAGAGCTGAGTCATGACGCTTTCTCCTGAGGCTCACCGGCGATACGGGTGCGTTGCTTTTCCAGCTCAATTGCGATGCGATCCGCGCCTTTCTTGTCGTTTCGCAGGGTGAGCTTGCGGACTGCCGAGTCGTGGATCTTCTTCAGCTCGCCAATCGAGAGAGCCTTACCCATCGTTTCGATCGTCGATCTGATGAATTCCAGGCGCTCGTCTTGCTGACGCTGCTTCTCGGCCTCCTGGTCCTCCGCCTGCTCAATCTTCACCTCGTCGCGGCGCTGCTCTACGTATTCGCGGTCCTCAAAGAGGCCGAGGAACACATCAGCACTGAAGCCGAGCATTGACAGGGACTTCTTGATTGCGTCGGTTAGCGACTTCTTGGGGGCCTCACCGTCGGTGGTGGTGCCGTACTTGCTCTTGTAGAGATATGGCGTGCACCCGTACTGCTCGAACTCGCCGCGCTGGCCGTCCTGCTTGATCCAAAACAGGATCTTGACCGTGTGATTCAGTTCGTGACCCAGGCTGATTCGCTTATCACCTTCGCCACTGAATATCTCCGCACCCTTGTCGAAGCGCTCCTCCAGCACCGACCAGCCAAACCCGATGCCAGCAGGGCCGAAAACTTCGGTGGCCTTCATGATCATTGCCGTGCCGTTCAAGCTGGTGATCTGCTGGCCGCCGACCTTGGCGTCTTTCGTGTAGCGGGTGTCGGTCTTTTCGACCTGGCTCCAGATGTTCATGTTCGTTGTCATGATCTTCCCCAATTAAAGTCCGGTACGTGCGCCGTCAGATTTCTGCGGCCAGAAGTCGAAGGCGAATGCAGAAAGCGCCATGTGCATCTGGTTGGCCTGCTCGCGACCCGGCTTGCGTAGCTCGTCCTGAAGGAAGCACCACTGCATCTCTCCGAACCCGTAGGCATGAGGCGATTCGGTCTGGATTCGGGAGGCCAGAGCCTCAAAGAAGTCAGCCTGTTGTTGGGTATCCATGCTCCAAAACGCCTTAGCGAGCACATCCGGGGTGATTTGGACTGGGAAGCCTTCTGCAACAACTACTTCGACTGTTGTGTTTTGCATGGCGAACGATTCCTTGCCGCGCTATACGCAGCCTTGAAAGTTGAATGAGGGGTTACAGAGGGGCGATGCGATCAGCCAAGCACAAGGCGAGCATCAAGACGGTGAACGCAAAGAGGACTGGGAACCTGCCTCGCCAAAATATGAATCGGCGTCGGTGCTGATTAGCAGTCATCCCCAGCCCGCAATCGGTCGGCGTTTGAGCCAGTCCGCTTTGATCGGGTAGGGCAGATCGGCAACCCGCATGCCGCGAGGAGGAGAGAATGTGCCGCGCACGATGGCTGGAGGGGTTCTCGCCTCCAGCTCTTCGACTTGCTCATCTATCAATGATTTAACCGGTGCTGTGCTCATGAATCCATTCCTCTCAACTGTTCAACCCGGTCTGCACAAGTGCGCTCAACACGATCCCGATAGCGGTCCGCCTCGGCCTTGTCGAGAAGATGCACGAACTGGGCGATTTCGATCATGCCCATGACAAAGCTCATGTCCGGGGCGGGGGAGGAAGATCGCGCTATTTTGGCGACCTCCATTTCGATGAAGGCGACGGCAGGATCCATGCTCACAACGCATCCTCAGCTACAGCAATTGCCCCAGCCTTCGCATACGGTGCGAGCAGCGCGACTGCGATCTGGCGTATAGCCTCATCAGGATCAGCGCAGTTCAGGGCCTCACCGGCAGCACTTGCGGCGTCCGCTGTAGCCTTGCGACGAGCCAGCAAGACCAGCCGCCCGAGAACCGAAGGACTCACACCGGTATCACCAAGCTGCTCCATGGCGAACTCATCGACCGCCACGGCGAACCGTTCGTAGGTCACGCCACGCTCAACGTCAGCGCCCATCAGCAACTGCTCAACGCCGTTGGCTACCCATTCCCGCTCAGCCGTGTCGTCTATCTCAACCGGGAGGCGATTGTCATATTCGAACTGTGCCAATTTGATTGCTGCGTTCATCGTCGCCTCCAGAGGCTGGGTTATTCGATCAGTTTGAAAAAGTCGATTTCGTCGACGGGATAGGCGCCGCTCACGGCGCCGTAGAACCAGCGCTTGCGGCCGGGCTCTGAGCACTCATGACATTCCTGCTCGACGCCATCAAGAATCATCAGGTAGCGAGCGCCCGGCTTTTCAGGTGGAAGTTCGCTTGTTGGTATCCATTCGCTCATCACTCAATCCTCATCGTTCAAATGCAATCGGCTGGAAACATCACTCAGCTGTATTCCGCAAAGGAGCCGGCTGTTTCCATGCGATTAAATTCGGGGCAATAAAAACCCGGCGTTAACCGGGTCCGCAGATACAGGGCTCACTCACATTTAGGTGGCTGCCGGGGGAGGGGGTTTAGTAAGAGCTCATTTGCGTATCTCCTGTCGCTCGCTCACTGGGCAGGCAGTGGCCACCTATGGAATCCGCATCGCACAACACCCTCACCCCGTCGGGCTGCCTGGAGATTGGCTGAAGGTGCTCCGCTGATGCTTGGTTGATGATCGGTACTCTTGCCCATAGGGCGGTTATGCGGTGGCTTCCGGCAGCTTCTTCCACCACGAATGGTTGAATGCAAGCATCGCCAGCTCGGGCGATTTCCCGAAGCCCGCAACACCGTCCTGCAGGTTGTCGCCGTACAGAGCGCACCACTGGTCACCATCTATAAACAAGCGAGGCCGGTACACGACGCAAGGTTCCGTCATCACCTCGTTCCAGTGCCGGTAAGCTTGAGCGGCGACTTCGTTGATGTAGGCTTGATCACTCATTGTCTTGCTCCGTTGCGTTGATGGGGTGGGTTAGGTGCGCGGCGGCCGGGGAAGGGCCTGCCAGTGCGTCACCTCGTCGCCCACGGTGTCGATGAGGGGTACGAAATATTCGCTGAAGTCGTCATGTGTCTGCTCCAGATGCCAGCCGTTGAATGGCACGCCATCCTCGGGGTCATCTTCACAATCTCTGTTGAGCAGCTTCTCGTTCAGCCATTCAGCCGCGAACACATAGGTTTTGCCGTTATGCGCACGCTTCACCGCCACCAGGAACGTGGTGTCTGTATCAGCAGGCGTCCTCGGCAGACGCTCGCTGCATTTAATCCACTTCGCCATCTTCTATCTCCCATCCCAGTCATTTACCTCAGAGCCCGGTATAGGGGTGAGGGGGTGTGGTGTTAAGCCAAATGGATGGCGAGCATTGCGCGATCCATGATTGCCAGCTCGGTGGTGCTGTTCATGATCCGGCGCAGCTCTTTCTCGCCGCCCGCGATGCCGGTCACGGCTGCTACCACGCTCAGCCTGCCTTTGATGTCCGCGCTGCGCAGTGCCGCCCGGATGCGTTCGTCTTGCTTGCTGTCGGTCAGATCCATCTCACTTCCTCCACTTGAATTCAACAAAGCGTCCGATGCGGGCGCTTGGGTGAATATGTGGCCCGGTCTCGCTACTGGCGACAGACCGGGTTTGCTGCATCATCGGTGTTGGCCCGTTGCCCGCTGCTGATTGCAGGGCTGGCCGGTCGTGGTCGTTGGTTGGCGGTGAGCTTCCTCCCCAGGGCGGCAATCAGCATCTATTCGCCTTGGATCACGGGTCCCTACAACATGCACGCTGCAGCTCGTTTGCCCGGTAGGTGGGCAGGGTGCATGAGGTCCGGCGTTCCCAGCCGAAGCTATGGGGATCGCTAATTCAATTCGGTGTCTCTCCCTTCTGCCGCCGGGATGGCGGGGCGCATTGCTTGCCGGGTCGTTCGCGCGGTTCTGGCTTGTTGCCATCGATCAGCCGTAAAGGGTGTTCCCTTTCGTGGGCGGGCTATCTGACCCGTCTGATCGCCGGTCGCCGGTAGAGGCAATGCGGTCTGTTGGTGTTTCTGTGTTACGCATCAGGTTTAAAGAGCGGATGGTGCGTTCCGGCTGCCCGAGGACCTTTGAGGCCCTGTCTCCGCTGGTCCTAAGTAGGTGGTCAGTGGCGATGGACGTAATTTAGAAAACTAAACAAAGATCGTCAACACTTATTTTAAGAAAACTTAACAAAGGGGTCGCCCAAATACTCGTCAGCGGTGCGAACGTCAAGACTTACGATTTAGGAAACTTCACGCTATGCTGCGTTACACCTGTATGGATATACAGCAACTCAAAGGGAGGGCGCACGATGGCTAAGAAGCAGGCTAAACCGGTAGTTCGGCAGGAAATGAGTGGTATCGAGCGGCTTGGCCTGAGGGTGTCATCAATGATCAACCATCCAATCGCGCAGGATCAGCGCTGGGTGACGATTCATCGCATGGACACCGATGGCGACAGGGAATGGGAAGAGGTGCTGAGCGTGCTGTCCGAAACGGACGGTATAGAGATGACGATAAACGACGAAGACGAGTCAATTACGCTGAAGTGGGAGCCACAGGAGGAAGGGGACCCAATCGCTGAGGACGAGGACGATTTGAGAGTGATAGCCCAGGAGGCACCTTTCTGACAGGCAATAAAAAGCCCGGCGCTTGGCCGGGCGTTTCTTGAAGGATCCACTCTAAGGAAGGAGGTGCTTGAGGGCCGCACCAAGAATACCTGACGCCAGTGCGCCAATGACGACGGCCGCACCGAGATACTTGGCCATTGTTACCTTGATGCCCTGAATGTCCGTCGTGATGGTTTTGGCATCAGCCTTGATACTAGCAACATCCTTCTCGATACGATCCATTCGCGCATCCGAGACCTTCTCAAAGGACTTATCTCGCTCAGATTGAGCAGCGAAGAATCCCGCAAACCTGTCATCAAGCGCTTTATCGCGGACAGCCTGCTCAGCCCTGAAGGATTCCTGGCGCAAATCAAGCTCTTTGCGAAGAGAGTCATCGCGAAGTTTCAGCTCGTGGCGGTAATCAGTGATGTCTGTCATGGACTCAGTATCTCCTGTTTTTACCTTTTCGTCTCGGATGCTTCCGCGCCGCTCTTTATCGATGCCCGAAGTGATAGGCCTCACATTAAAATTCCAGGGCTTCTTTGTCATGCCTCCGCCCCCGGATTGGCAGCGATCCAGTCGACAACCTTCTGGGCGTAAATATGGCGGTATGATCCGCAGTTGTCACAATTCATAGCGTAAAACGTTCGGAAAACTCCGGCTTTGGCGAAGTTCATCCTGTAAACCGTTAGGTGATCAGGGTCAGGATCGTTTCCGGCGTCGTTACCGAAATCTACACTCCACTGAAATTCAGCTCCGCATTCCGAACACGCAGTGTTCATGTTAACGCCGTTCAGGTAGCGCATGAAGTCACTGGAATTGACCTTGAAATGCTCGTCTTCTAACGCCTGGGCTGGGCCATTTCCATCACTCATGCTTAATCAAGCTCCTCGACAGCCAATTAAATATCGCCAAACAACGAAACGCGCTTACTCGGACCTTTCCCGCACAATCCGCCCATCCCGAACCTCATCCGCATACCCGGCGAGCTTGTCCTCGGCAGCATGCATCACCCGGCAGATCTTCAGCAGGGCCCAGGCGTCCGGCTCATTCCCCGCCAGGCTCAAGCGCTCGGCAATCCGCATTAACTCAACGGCAGACCACTTCATGTCTGATGCGGAGCCGGTGAGGTCGCGCCTGAGTTCCTGATTCGGTTTGTTGAGTGCCATGGTTGCTCCTGCAAATCAAAGGCTCGTCAAGCGGTACTGCTACAGCTTCCGGGCATTCCAGACCATCAGCACCTTGGCGTGAATCGTCACGTCCTCGATACGGGCCGTTAGGTCTTTATTGTTCGGGTTGTCAGAAATCAACCAGACGTGCTCTTCATCCATCCGTTGCAAGCGCTTGATGAACAGCTCTGTATGCCAGGTGAGGAGGTACACGCCTTCGCCCTGATAATCCTTGATCCCACGGTCAACGATCACCGGGTCCTTGTCCTCGATGGTGCCTTCCATGCTCTGGCCCCAGCCAGTGATCATGGCTAGGGACGTATTCGAGGTATAGGAAACGCCTTTCTCGCGCAGCAGATCCTCGCGCACCACCAGATTCCGGATGGCTTCGTTGTAATCAGGCGGGAGTTGACCGTCGCCGAGGGAGGCGCGCACATCGTACTGAGGTATCAGAATTTCGCCATTGCTCGGGCGGAGCGCTGCGAAGTTTCCAGGCACATATGGCTGACCATTCGCGGCCGGACTGTCAGCCTCGGCTGCCGCTGCCAGCATCATCTCCCGAGCCTTATCGGACAAATTCTTGCCGGCCTTCGTCGCGAGCATGTGCGCGACCAGCTCCGCGCTGCTGGAGCCAGCCTTTGGCGTATCGCCAGACGGAGAGTCCGTCGCAGTGCCGGTGCCTTCGGATAGCCAGTCAGGCGAGCACTCCAGCGCCTTCGCTAGTGCGAGCAGGTTTTTACCTTTCGCGCCATTGGTTCCGGACACCCAAAAGCTGACCGTAGCTTTTGATACGCCAGTCAATTTGCTGATGTCGGTAGCGGTGAGGCTCAAGGCCTTCATGCGCGCCGTAACTCGGTCTTTGAATTCCATATTTAGGATTCTAAACAAATCGTTGTTTAGATAACTTGCCTTGTGTTGTTAAGAACTCTAAACTCGGCCTAGACCCTGGAGACACAGCCATGACCTACGACGAAGCACTGACACATTTCGGCACTGGCCGCGCTATCGGCGACGCCCTTGGCGTGACCGGCAGCCGGGTTTCTCAGTGCCGTACCACGGGCGGGTTCTCCTACCCAATGCAATGCGTTCTGGAGAAAGAGTCGAGCGGGGCGCTTGTTGCTCGCCGCGAAGACGATCCCGCTCAGACGCTTAAAAAATCTGCCGCCTAACAACCACTTTTCAATCACAAGAGGATTTACACGATGGCCTACAAACACAACCCGCAAGACAAGCGCGACAAGCGACGTCAAGTCAGTTTCAACCAAACGCTGGACAAGATTCTGGAGCGTGCCGCCTGCCGTGCACATAAGCAGCACGCAACCTTTCTTCTCGAAATCATCGAGTGGGGCGTTGAAAACGGCGCAATCGAAGGCCTGCTGAAGGAAGACAAGAAGTCTAGCGCTGCGTGATCAGCCTAAGGAGAGTCATTTGCTCGAATACCAAAACCTAAGCCCAGGTACGAGGGCGCGAGTTGAAGAACTCGCAAGGAAAAAGCACTACAGCCTCGACGAGGCTCTGGAAGAAATCGTTATCGAAACAATCGCCATGGGCGGCCTGACCTTTTCTACCCGGCCCAAAGCAACCCTCGTAGCAATCAGAGGAGGGCCGAAAGGCGATGACCTAATTAGGACCACTTCTACTGACCCTAATTAGTTGCACCAAATTCCAGGCAAAAAAATGCCGGGGTAGAGACCCGGCTTTTTCAACACAACTTGATAGGCGGATATTAAATGCAAATCGAATCACAAAGCAATACCCCCAAAGCCGCGCCACGTTTTGCGCAGTCGCATTTCGTGGCGCGGACAGAAATTGTCTCCCTTATAGAAGGCCAGGCTTTCACCACCACGATGGCAATTGCGTCTGGCTGCAAGGTTGATCACGCGAGCGTAATAAAGCTGGTTCGCACCTATCAGACCGATCTGGAGGAGTTCGGCTTGGTCGGATTTGAAATCCAGCCAAGACCACTGGGCCAGCACGGCGGATCTGATACCGAATACGCTCTCCTTAATGAACAGCAATCCACGCTGATCATGACTTACATGCGGAACAGCCCCGTTGTCCGGGAGTTCAAGAAGACGTTAGTCAAGGAATTCTGGTCGCTCGTCCGCGGCAAGTCCGCCGCTCTCCCTTCCTACGCCGAAACGCTTCGCCTGTATGCCGACCAGATCGAAAAGACGGCCGTACTGCAGATCGCTAACAACCAGCAGGCCAAGAAGATCGAAAGCCTTGAGCATCTGTTTATGGCCGGCGAAACACCGAGCCAGTTCGTCAAGCGCCTAAATGGGGTCAATGCCCAGAAGATCAACGCGACCCTGCTTGAGCTTGGATGGATCTACAACGCCGAAAGCGAACCTGACCGCAGCCCAAAATACCGGACAACCTCTAAGGCTCGTAGCCAACTATTGCTCACCGAACGCCCGCGCAAGATCGACGGCGAGGGTTTCGACAAGCCATTGATTCGTTACGACCTGCAAATGCTGGAGAAAGGCGCTCGAAAGCTGCACGACCTCTACCTGGAGCTGCGCCTGACAATGAAGCAGACATGGGATCAGCAGTTCTTCTACGCCAAGTTTTCAGAGGAGGCGGCCCAATGAGCCAGCTAGAAATCGTTGGCCTGCGCGCCATTGAGTACACAAAAGCAATTAGCGCACTTCGGGCCGCTAAGTACGACCTGCTGGATCGCATGGCCTTGTTCGACAAGACCTACAACGATCGGGCCAGGGTTACCCGTGACAACCCTATGTACGAGCAACTTGAAGCCTTCTGCTTTGACCAATTCAAGGCAAAGGACATTGCTCGTAACGCCGTGAACAACGCGAAGAAACGCCTCGTCAATGCGGCCATCAAGCATCAAAAGGAGGCCGCATGATGCATTACTTCAAGCGAAATATTGGTGACTACCACAAGAAGGCTGGCCGCCTAACCATGCTTGAGCACGGTGCGTACACCCTTCTGATTGACGCCTGCTATGACCGTGAGCGTTTTCCCACCATGGAAGACGCAATTGACTGGTGCTGGGCACGCAATCAGGAAGAAATCGACGCAGTTGAGCTTGTTTTGCGCAAGTTCTTCGATCTTGTCGATGGCGTTTACGTCCAGGCGCGCATTCAAGATGAAATTTCTGCATATCACGCTACTGCCTTGAAAAATAAGGAGATTGCCGATAAGCGTGAAGCGACAAGACGCACGAAGCGTGCACCAGATAGCACGGAGCGTGCACGAGTCGTACACGAAGCGTGCACGGATGGTCACCTAACCAATAACCATAAACCACTAACCAATAACCAAGAACCAGTAGATCAAGAGACTTGCGCATCTGCGTTGCGCGAATCCGTCGAGGCCGATCTGTTCCCAAAGTTCTGGGCTCTGTACCCACGGAAGCAGGACAAGGCCAAAGCTCAGAAGGCGTGGACGAAACTCAAGGTCACTGACGACCTGTTCAACCTGATCGCCAAGGGTCTCGCCGCGCAGGTCGTGTCTGCCGACTGGCTCAAGGACGGCGGCAAGTACATCCCAATGCCCACCACCTGGCTCAACGGCAAGCGCTGGGAGGATGAGGTCAAGCCATCCAGCAACGTGCACCAGTTCCCGCAATCGCGTCACACCGGCTTTGCTGATCGTGACTACAGCGCGGGCCTGACCAAGCGCGAGGGTGACGGCTATGCGTTCTGATCAACTGAATGCCACAGCGGCAGCAGGGCAAGACCCTGCACCAATCACCCAAATCGCTATGTGCGAGGACCACGGGCCTTTCGATCAGAAGATCACGACGATCTTCAATCGTGAGTTCAAGACCTATTGCCCTGAGTGCTCACGCATTCGCCGTGAATCCGAGGAAGCCGCTGAGCAAGCCAAGAAGGCGCTCGAAGCCCGACAAGCCATGGAGCGCAAGCTTGGCTCCGCATTGATCCCAAAACGCTTCGTGGGCCGGACGCTGGACTCATACGAGGCAATCTCTGATGGCCAGAAGGAGGCTTTGCGTGTTTGCCGCAAATACGCAGACAAATTCCCGGCCATTTACGAAACAGGCCGCTGCTTGCTGCTGCTTGGGAAGCCGGGCACTGGTAAGACCCATCTGGCCGTTGCTGTAGCCAACGAAATCATGGCCACCAGCAACGCCACGGCCGTGTACCGAACTGTCGGCTCATTGCTCCAGGCAATCCGGAGCACGTACGACCACAGCAGCGACCAGACCGAGGCGCAAATCCTCAACAGCATGATTCAGCCGTCTCTGCTGATTCTCGATGAGATCGGCGTGACCAAGGAAAAGCCGAGTGATTTCGAGTTGGGCACATTGTTCGCCGTGATCAACGGCCGGTACGAGCAGCAGCGCCCTACGGTGATCATTTCCAACCTCGAAGCCGAGCAACTGGCCGGGGCGATGGGTGACCGCTGCGTGGATCGACTGCGTGAAGGCGGCGGTATTGCCGTCAAGTTCGATTGGGAATCGCAACGCGGCAAGGAGGGTTTCTGATGAAGCAGGCACTCATAGTTTTCCTGATATCGGCTTCGATCCTGCTAACCGTGTCCTTCATCGTTTCGGCAACCAACACCATCACGTTGGCCTGCGTGAAGCTCGTCGCCGAGAAATCGACCCTGGAAAGCGCGTTGGAGCAATGTCAATGACCCCACTCCAACGCAGCACCGTACAAACCCTACAGGCCGAAGGCTTCCAGATCACACGTCACCAAAAAGACATGGTGCTCATGAGTTCAGGAGCAGATCACCGACTGGTCCGTACTGACGGCAGCCAACGTCGTGGCAATCATATTGAGCGGGGAGTGGGGCGATGAGTCTTTTCCAGTGTGAAGTTTGCGGCTGCTGCGAGAACACGGCGCTGGCCTGCCAAGGGTTCAAGTACATCACAGAATGCTTTGACTGGTCGTACGCCCCTGAGCGTGAAGGCAAGAAGCTGTGCAGTGCCTGTGGCCCGGTCAACTACAGGACGGAGGGAGCGACCGAATACGGCGTCTGGCATGGCGAGTTTGACCGCGTGTTCCTGCCTCTGGGCGAATTCAAAACTAATCAGCGCGGCAATCTGGAGCACATCGAGTCCGGCTCTGAAGATTTCCGCCAATTCGCAATCGTCGCCTCTGTACTCGGCGAGACAGTGAGCGTGCCTAAGGAGCTTGTATGACTGACTTCGCGAAGTTAAAGGCGCTGGCCGAGGCTGCAACGCCTGGCCGCGTACACGATCGTCTCGACAGTTGCGGCGGTGGTCTGAAATACGAGTGCTTCGGCGACGACGGCTCGCTGGTTCTCAAGGTCGACCACAAGAATGATGAGTGGGGCTTTGTTGGTGATAAGGGCGAGGCAGACGAGGCGTTCTTCTTGGCCTGCACGCCTGCTGCGGTACTGGCCCTGATCGCCGAGAACGAGCGTCTCCGCGCCGACTACGCCGCGTTGGCAACCTTCAATCCCGACTGGGACCGAGTGGCGGCAGCTCAAGACTCTGTGCGCGAGCATATGGAATTGGCGAATCGTCTCAAGGCTGAGTGCGAATTGCTGCGCAAGGATGCTGAGAAATGGCAAATCGTTGAGACCGCCATGGCCCAACTTCAATCTGACGAGCAGGAAGCAAGCATCTGGTCTGCATGCTCGCGGATCCTCATATCAGTCGCTCACAAGCTGAACTCTGGCACCAGCACTGTTACGGAAGAAGGAGTGACGGTCGGTGAAGAAGAGATTGGCGATTGGTGCGTGACTGTGAAGCGTATCAAGCCAGCCATGGGCAAGGAGGTCTCCAATGGCTGATCACCAACTTCGCAATGAATCCGACCGCATGCGCCTGCTGGGCTTTATCCAGAACATCGACCTGGCCAAGCCCCGCAAGGTGTCGATCAGCGAAAGCCGGAACAAACGCAGCGACGCGCAAAACCGGCTGCTGTGGCAGTGGAACGGCCTGATCCAAACCCATCTACGCGAGTCGTTCGGCCAGCTGGCCAGCGCCGAGCAGTGGCATGAAATCTTTGTCGCCAAGCTGTGGCCCGCTGAGCTCCACCCGGTACAGCTGCCTGACGGCTCGACATTCCGCGTTGGCCGGGCCAAGACCAGCAAGTTCACCACCGTGCAGATGACGACCTATCTGGAGCTGCTGGACGCCTACTGCGCCGAGTACCTGCAACTTCTGCTGCCCCATCCAGACGATTTGATGATGGCGATTTACGGCGAGCGGAGGAAGGCCGCATGAAGACCCTAATCAGGATCACCACCCGCATCACCACCTTCATGGCAAAAGCCTATGAGCGTCCAGAGCTGTGCATTGAGTTTCAGGGAGGCTGGGTATGACTGATTCACCGAAAGGAAAACCCTGCCCAGATTGCGGCGAACCCATGGTCAGCATGCCAAGCCTCAACCTTCGCCAGTGCGCCACAGGCTGCAAGGAGAAGTTCGACTGGAAGCTGGACGAGGGGCAGAAGTCGCTGCTCGGCAACTCGCGGGATAAGGGGCTTCAGTCATGAACGGCTACAGGATGAAGTACGTACCCGGCACGGCCAATTCCCTGCACGTCTACCGCCCAGGCGAGAGCGCTCCGGCGTTCATGGTTTCGTCCGAAGCCGAAGCCAATCGACTGATCAAGGTTGATCGTGCCCATCCAGAGCCCCTGAACCGCTGTGTGGGTTGCGTAGAGGGGGAATGCCCATGCTTGCCAGTGTGAAGGAGAAGAAGGGCCGCAAGTGCGCTCACTGCTTGTCTGAGTTCAGGCCGACGTTCAACACCACGCAGAAGGTTTGCAGCCCTGCTTGCGCCCTTGCAATGGCTCCTGTGCATCAGGCCAAGGCTCGCAAAGCCCTGGCGGAAATCGAGCGCCGGGAGATCAAGGTTCGCAAGGAGAAGCTGAAGTCACGTAGCGACCACATGAAGGACGCCCAGCAGGCCTTCAACGAGTTCATCCGGTGGCGCGATCAAGTGGCGGGACATGCTTGTATCTCCAGCGGCCGGCCGTTGGATTGGAGCGGCAACCAGACAGATGCTGGCCACTATCGCAGTGTCGGCTCGGCGCCGCATCTCCGATTCGATGAGCGCAACTGCCACGCACAAAGCAAGCAGGACAACCGGTTTCTGTCTGGCAACGCCGTGGATTACCGGATTGGCCTCATTGCCAGGATCGGGCTGGCTGCCGTGGAAGCGCTGGAGGCTGACCAGTCGGTTAAGAAATACACGATCGATGAGCTCAAGGCGCTTACCGCGCACTACCGGGCACTGACCAGAGAATTGAAACGGGGAGAGGCGGCATGACCATGATGATTGCGGAAACCGCTTTCAGCGATGCCGCCAAGGCTCAGCTACTGGAGATCGAGCGCCTGCTAATGGAGCGCATGGAGGCTGCGCGGGAAGAGCCGAAGGCTGTAATCAGGGAATACCTGGACCACCTCGCAAAGATCCTTGTCAGTGAACTGATCGTAAAGGCGCTGATTGCCGGTATCGAGAAGAGTAAACCGCCGTTCTGGGCAAAGAAGTGGAGGGGGCAACGATGACCGACCAAATCAAGATGGCTCCATGCCCGTTCTGCGAGGGGCCGCCATGCACCGATGCTCGGGACTTTGTGACAGGTGTGCAGGTGGCGCTGGATCGTCCGCAGACCGAGGGTTTCGACGAGGCTTACGTGGCGCATGTCTGGTGCCACGACTGCGGGGCGCAGGGGCCGAGCATGGATTCGTGTTCGCTCAGCACCTTTGAGCACATCCATGACCTGACCGTCGCCGAAGTGATGCGTATCGCCGTAGAGCGCTGGAATGACCGTAACGCCAAGGCCCGCAACTGCTACGACGCCGGCGAAGCTGAAGGCCTGAACATGTTCCCGAGGAGTGCAGCATGACTTATCGCAATGTGGTTGCAGCAGTAGTCCGGGCCCTGGCCGCCGAGACGATCAATTCAGCCGGCGGGTGTGACTTCGAACCAAAGGTGCAGTGCGCCAAGCAGAAGGGCGAGATCGTCGGGAAGGAAGCGGCTTTTCTTCAGGATTGCTGGGTGAACAGCCGTTTACGCAAAAGCCTTTCGAATGCTCACTGGCTTGCGCTGATCGCTCAATACTCGACTCACGCCGAGCGTAAGCATGAGGCGATCATCGTCATCGCCAAGGCCATTAAGTCACCAGCGCCGGAGCGCTTCCGTCATGCGGCAGTGGTTACATGGGCGCTACCAAAGCTCCCCGGCGTCGAGGGTAAGCGCTCAACCAATGTTCTGCCGTCTGCCTGGTACTGCATGGACAATTGGCTGGACGAGCCAACAGCGGAGCGTACCCAGTACCGGTGGAAGGCTGGGATCTGCAAGGAGCTGAAAGGACTGGTGGATTCGGCGCTATCAGAGGCTCAAACCATCCTTGATTCGGAAGGTTTAATCGAGAGCAACATTGCCGCTTGACGGATAGTGGCAGAGTGGCATAGATTACTACCTATCTTGTCCTTCTTGCGTGTAAAGACTGACAACAAACAACCCTGCCTTCGAGCGGGGTTTTTTGCGTCCCCAGTTTCCCAAATCCCTCGGAACCTCTGCATGCAAGTTCAGCGAGGGCCTCATTCGGACCTGTTCATCAGCCCGCTCCAGGGTGAGTCCTTGGCCGCTCACACCGGCCTTTTTTATTTAAGTGGATTGCCCTATGACAGATGTCTCCCGTATTGCCGACGGAACGATGTTCAAAATCGTCGTGCCCGTTCTGCAAACGATCCTGTCTGCTGGGGCGATTGGCGCTTTCGTGTATGTGGTCGGCTCGCTCAGTGCATTGCAGAATCAGCTCGCGGTCTACCAGACCAGTTCAGCTCTGATGGCTCAGCGTGTCGACTCCCTGGAGCGCTCGCGGGATACCATGGACAAGTTCATCGACGGCCTGCGGTCCACGGTGCAGCGGCATGACTATCTGATCTTGAGTAACGGCGACGCCATCAAGGGCCTGACGCTCCAAGGGCGGCCCAAGTGAAGCGCCTGCTGATCGCTCTGTTGCTCGCCGGGTGCGCGCAACAGGAAAGGCCAGCAGAGCCAGCTCAGGCAACCCGCACAACCGTCTACCGCTACACCAGCCAGTCATGCGAAACCCCGGACGTGAGCGGACTCAAGGCAATGACCAAGAGCCGCAACGACTGGAAGCGCTACGCCGAAAAGCTCGAAAAACTCCTACCTGCGAAATCCGTCCATGAATCTCATCCCTGAATGGCGTAAGGCCTGGCGCCTTACAAGCGTCCAACTGGCTGCACTTGGCGCTGCGCTCAATGCTGCAGCGGTGGGATGGTCATTGTTTCAGGGTGCGGTCGATCCTCTGGTGTTCGCCAGCGTCAACATGGTGCTGAGTGTCGCCGTAGCGGTCTCCCGCGTGGTTAAGCAGCCCGAACTTCAGAAGCCGGAATAATCCGCGCCACGATTTCAGATGCGCCGTTTCGTGGCGCGAGGTGATTGCATGAAAGTTTCCGTAAGGCTCGAAGGCTTCACTGCCGAGCAAGACCAGACAGTAAGAACGGCAATCGCTGGAGTGCTTGATGGCTTGTTTCCTGAATACTCCAAGACATTCGAAGGTGTGGATCAGGGCAAGGAGTATTGGCAGAGCCAGTTGAATAGCGGCTCAGTCGCCGTTGAAGCGCTGCAAGGCTGCGTCACAGGTTACGCCATCAATCCACTTGAATCGGCTATCGACCAAGTGGTGCGCCTGCTGCGCGAAGAGCGCGAAAGTGAGGCGGGCCAGAAAGGCATCAAGACGGTTGCATGTCAGCGCCTTGAGTCGCACCTGAACGACTTGCTGGCATTGCAGCTACGAACGCTGAAGGATGATGCAGGGCTCGGCGGGTCGGATGCTCCTAAATTCGAGGCGAGCTTTCGTGGTGACTCAGGCCCAGAGCTTGAGATGACTGGACCTTCACGCGTGTTTGCGCCAGGTAAAGCAGCAATCGAAGTCCGGCAATACATGGATGAAGTGATTCTGAGCCTGAAGAGCATCAACGCCGCAGCCGAAGCCGCCGCGAATGCTGCTCGGGCTCAGGAAGCATCTAGTGTTCGGATCGCATAGCCATGCTGAAACGAAATTGGTACGTGACCACCCCCGGCTACAAACCCTTCCCCATGATCCTGCTCAGTCAGGCGATGGACCATGTATCGGCACTGGCGTTTGCTCGCAGCATCTGGCCTTCCTGCACCATCACCTGATCGAGACACCATATGACGACCATTGCCTACAAAGACGGCGTGATCGCCTATGACTCTCGCGCAACACGCGGCACGACCATCACTGATGACGACTGCGAGAAGCTAGAGACGGTAAAAGGGGTCCACTTTCTGTGTACCGGCTGTACCTGCGACTTCGACGCGCTGATCGCTGCTTACTTCGGTACCCCTGCGTCGGCCCCGGTTGAAGCGTCAGGCTATGCGATAGATGGCCATACGCTCTGGCTGATAGGTAACGACGACAAGACTGGATTCTGGAAGAACAGGATCAGGCTGGATACGTGTGACGCCATTGGCTGTGGATCGGCATTCGCCCTAACCGCAATGGATATGGGTGCAACCGCTGTCGAATCCATTGAGATGGCCAAGAAGCGTGATACGTGTACTGGCGGCCAAGTTCGGACGCTAAGCATCACCCAGGCAAAACCATAAGGATTCACCATGACAACCAAGCAACCCGACTGGGAGGCCATCGAACGCGCCTACCGGGCCGGGTCGCTTTCCTTGCGTGGCATCGCCGACAAGTTCGACACGAACGAAGGCACGATTCGCAGTAGAGCAAAGAAGCATGGATGGTTGAGAGACCTAAGTGTCCAGGTACGCACCGCAACGAACAGCAAGCTTTCACGCGAGGCTTCACGCACTGGCGTCACGCAGCGTGAAGATGCCGAGATAGTTGAGGAGGCTGCGACAGAGGCCGCTTCTGTTGTGCTGGCTCACCGTGTTGATTTGGCCCAATGGCGAACCATCGCGAACAAGCTCTGCACTGCGCTGAAAGACATCGAGGTCACCGAAGACAACATCGGCGACTTCTCCCGCTCCCTCAACGCCGGTGTTGACGCTCAGCTCAAGGTCATCAAGGGCGAGCGCCAGGCCTACAACCTCGACACTGAGGAAGGCGACAAGACAGTCAGCGACCTGGCTGCACTGATGGACGATCTATCGAAGGAAGCCTGATATGAAACCCGAGCACATGAAGCTGCTCAGGGATCGGTTCTGGCGCCTGAACAACCTTTACTTCATCACCGACAAGGCTGGGAAGAAAGTCCGCTTCCGCATGACGCAGGAGCAGGCCGACTACTTCCAGGGGATGCACACGCGCAACATCATCCTAAAGGCTCGACAGCTTGGCTTCACGACGCTGGTTTGCATCATCCAGCTCGACGCCGCGCTGTTTGAGTCTGCCAAGTGCGCATTGATTGCTCACACCCTGAACGACGCCAAGCGCCTCTTTCGGGAAAAGATCAAGTTTGCCTATGACTGCCTGCCTGACGAGATAAAGAAGGCCAACCCTGCCAGCAACGACGCGGCGGGGGAGTTGGTATTCAGCAAGGGCGGCTCGCTTTACGTTTCCACATCATTCCGGGGCGGCACACTGCGCTATCTGCATGTGTCCGAGTTCGGGAAGATCTGTGCCAAGTTTCCTCACAAGGCCCGCGAGATTGTCACTGGTGCATTTGAGGCCGTGGCCGCTGACTGCTTCGTCACCATCGAATCGACGGCTGAGGGCAGGGCGGGTTACTTCTTCGACTACAGCCAGGGTGCCGAGAAGCAGCAGCTTGCCGGTGTGCCGCTTGGCCTGCTCGACTGGAAATTCTTCTTCTTCAGCTGGTGGCGGAATGCGCTGTACTGGCTCGACCCATCGACCGCAATCATCCCTGACCGGCTGACCGCTTACTTTGATGAGTTGGCCGCCAAGCACGGGATCGCTACGAACCCAGGCCAGCGCGCTTGGTACGCGGCCAAGGAAAAGACACTCGGCGACGACATGAAGCGGGAATACCCGTCGATACCGGCCGAGGCGTTCCAACAGTCCATCGAGGGTGCGTACTACGCGCGCCAATTCACAAAGCTCTATTCGGCTCAACGTATCGGCGCACTGCCGGACAATAGCCACCTTCCTGTTCACACGTTCTGGGACATCGGCGTCGGCGACTCCACTGCGATCTGGTTCGTCCGGATCGTGGGTGAGGAATACCACGTCATCGACTTCTACCAGAACAGCGGGGAGGGGCTTCGGCACTACATGAAGGTGCTGAAAGACCGGAAGTACACCTATGGCGAGCACTGGGGCCCACACGATATCGATAACCGCGAATTCGGTAGCGACGGCAAGACTCGGCGTGAAATTGCCAGAGAGGGCTACGAGATCGACGGAGAGAAATACAGTCTTAAATTCAGCGTAGTCCCCAAGATTGGTATCGACGAAGGCATAGAGCAGGTCCGGGAAATCCTTTCGCATTGCGCGTTTGACGAGGCGAAGTGCGAACTAGGCATCTCATGCTTGGAGAATTATCGGAAAGAATGGGACGACAAGCGCGGCTGCTGGAAAGACAAACCACTTCATGACTGGTCATCACACGGATCGGATGCGTTCCGGTACTTCGCTGTGTCGATGAGCAGGCGAAAACGTACAGGCGGTGTCCGCCGCATCGGAGGATTAGCCTAAATGCCTGTTCAATCAACAAACCCCGACTTCGACGCACACATTGCCGAATGGCAGATGATGGATGACGCGCTCGAAGGTGAAGGCGCTATCAAGCGCAGCGCGGTGAATCTGCCAAAGCCAAGCGGCATGGTTGAGGCTGAAAAGCTCGACGCCACCGGCAACAAGTACCTCTATCAGAACTACACCGACCGGGCGCAGTACGAGCACTGGGTTCGCGATGCGCTGCGCTCGATGATGGGCCTAGTGTCTCGCTTGACTCCGGAAATCAAACTGCCATCTGGCATGAGGGGGCTTGAAGATAACGCCACGTCTGACGGCTTCGGCCTGAAGCAGCTCTTCCTTCGTATGGTGCGCCAGGCTATCTCGCACGGTCGCGTCCCAATGGTTGTTAACATCGACGAGACGGGCGAGCCATACTTCTCCACCTACGCCACTCGCAACGCGATCAACTGGAAGGTTGGGGCTATGGGCGGACGTCAAGACTTGATCCTGGCTGTGTTCATCGAGTTCAGAGACGACAAGCAGGACGAGTTCGATCACGACTGCAAGATGGTCTATCGCGTCTTCAAGATGGTTAACGGCGTTTGCCATAGCGAGGTTCTGGCCGAGGATGGTTCGGTGCTGGAGGGGTTGAAGCCGCTCGGCACCACCGGTTCCGACAACCGACTGGTCAAGGGTTTGCCTTATCTGCCGGTGATCTACTGCGGCTCGACTGATAACTCGCCAGAGGTCGACGAGGTTCCGCTGCTGACCATGGCGCGCGCGGCCTTGAAGTCCTACCAACTCAGTGCTGACTACTTCACAGCATTGCACCAGACCAGCCACCCGCAGCCGTGGGTTTCTGGCTTGGATGAGGCTGTCGAGCTCAGCGTTACCGGCCCATCGGCTGCGTGGGACCTGGGTCCGAATGGGCAATGTGGCTATCTGGAGTTCCAGGGCGCAGGCGTTGAAGCCGTGCGCACCGCCATGGAAGACCAGAAGAACGCTGCTCTTGAGGCTGGTGCCAAGGTAATGGATGTGTCCGGCACAGAGTCGGGCGAGGCGCGAAAAACCCGCCAAAACGACCAGCATGCGACCTTGCACAGCATTGTCATGGCCGCCGCTGAGGCGCTGGAGCAGGGCATTCGCTACGCCGCCGAATGGAAGGGGTTTGACCCTAATCAGGTAGTGTTCACGGTCAAACCCGAGTTCATCGTTCCGGGTGTTGATGCCCAGGTGGCCACGCAGCTGCTCCAGGCGGCACTGGCTGGCGTCATCTCACACGAAAGCTACTGGCTGTACCTCACAACCGGGAAATTGCCAGAGCGGGTTTACGCTGATGAGCAGGCCCGCATTGATAATCCAGACCCTGAGGATGCTGTGGCATGAGCGAAGATCTTGAGCGGGCGCAGCGAGCAATCGTAATGGCGCTCGCTCAACATTCATCGTGGCTTCACAGAGCCTCTACCGCGTCAGTTAACCGAATCAATGCCGAGATAGGTGAGTTGTCCGTTAAGCTCGGCAGAGCGCTTGCTGAGCGCTTGGACGGCCTATCGGCGGCCGAGCTGCAAGCGTTCGCTGCGGGAAAGTACACGTCAAGCCGGTTGAAGCGGCTGAATGCCGAGGTTGAGGCATGGGCTCAGGCAGTTGATGAGGCCATCCAGTCTGAATGGACCGACTCGGCCCAAGAGCTGGCCGGATACGAGGCGGCCTATGCCGGTTCAGTGATGAGCCAGGCCCTCACAGACTTGCCGGTCGTTGCCGTTACTGCTGCCAGCGCTTACAAGGCGGGCATGCAGACGCCAGTGATGGGCGAGATGGTTGACCGTATGCTGTCAGATATCGCGGAAAGCTCGGCTGTGCGACTCAATGCCCGGATGCGTCAGGGTGTAGCGGCAGGAGAAGCTAATCAGCAGATCATCCGCGCGCTGCTGGGCACCAAAGAGCTGAAATACAAAGATGGGCTGATCGAGGTAACGCGTCGGGATGTTGAAACCATCGTCCGCACGGCCCGCAACCACATCAGCAACGTCGCTTACAACGAGACTTATAAGGCCCTCGATGTTCAGGAGGTCATGGACTGCGCCACCCTTGACGGCCGCACCAGCAAGTACTGCGCGTCCGTCGATGGTCGTAAGCACAAGGTCGGCACCAGCCATCCGCGACCGCCTTACCACCCGCGCTGCCGGACCGTTCAGGTTCCGGTTATAGCCGATGGCTTGATGGGCAATCGCCCATACGTCCTAGCTTTGAGGGTGAAGGGGCAGGACGGCCGCAGCACATTCCGCTCCATCGGTGACATGACCGACAGCCAGCGGGAAGCAGCGGGCCTGAAAGTCGGCCAGGTGAAAGCCAAAACGACTTACGCTGGATGGTTTGCTGCTCAGTCCGCCGAGTACCAGCGTGAATGGCTCGGCCCGTCACGCTACCGTCTGTACAGCGAGGGCGGTCTGACCCTGGATCGCTTTGTCGACCCGAGCGGCAAGGAATACAATCTTGAACAGCTGCGTCAGCGAGACGCCGCAACCTTCAAGGAAGTGTTCGGTGAAAGACATTGAATTGGCCGATCGGCTATTCATGCAGTGGTGGCAGCTCCACATCGTTGAGCAGTACCCAACCCATGAGCGGCCGGGTGCCTGGCTGATCTTCACGATATCGATGCACATGCAGAACAAGCTAGAGCCTTTCTGAAGGATGAGATCGCTGATATAAAGCGCCTCATCTTAAAGGGGGTGCTTGATGACATGGGTTCTTGCGGGAGTGGCAATAGCTGCCAGCTTTATCTGCGGATTACTTGGACTTACGGCAGGGATCAACCTGAACCCAGCTTCAACCGTTCGATACGTCCCTAACTGGGGCAGCTTGGGGGACTGGGTGGCTGGAATTGGGGCCCTGCTTGCGGTAATAACGACGCTAGTCATGGCGAGTAGAAGCGAGCGACAACAGGATCGCTTGAAACGCGACAGCCTGGCTGTTCAGCAAGGCGCGTCGTCGGCCTACATTTCCGTAAGGTTTACATCTCTAGGGATGTATCCGGCCAAAGTGAAGAGCGTGCTAATCCTAAGTCCAGAGGGTGATGCGGTGCCTTTGTTTGGGTATGAGCCGGAGAGAGACGGCCCTACCTTTCCTGTCAGACTTGAATTCAAGGACGACGTCCATTTTCAATGGAAGCTGGATAGGATGCGTAACCTGTTAAAGGCGATAGGACGGCTGAACTGCAAAAGCGTGGATTTAATTAGGCTTGAGGCCATTACAACCACAGAGTCATTTAAATTCAAGCTGGAGCCATCGGTTCGAGCAGCTCTGAGGTATGCCGCGCAGCAAGAGAACATCAAAATCGAACACTGACATCGATATGACAAACCGACCTCGGCCATGCCGGGGTTTTTTTATGCCCGCAAAGCGGGAAAACAAGCCCAAGGGGTACGCAACGTGGCAGACGAAAACCAGATTGACCTTGAAGACCCGGCAGTAAAAACCGCCATCGCTGCCGCAGTTGATGCCGCGACCTTGGGCCTCAAGAACAAAAACACCGAATTGCTCGGCTCGCTCCGGACCACCAAATCTGAACTGGATGGCTTCAAGACCCAGTTCGAAGGACTGGACATCGACGCCGTCAAAGGTCTGCTCAACAAGGTCGGCCAGGACGAAGAAACCCGCCTCCTGGCTGAAGGCAAGCTTGACGAGGTGATCAGCAAGCGCACCGAGCGCCTGCGCACTGACTACGACAAGCAGCTGGCCGCCGAGAAGTCCCGAGCCGACAAGGCCGAAGCATTCGCTGCCAAGTACAGCGACAAGGTGCTTGCCGACTCCATCCGCGCTGCCGCCATCAAGGCTGGCGCGCTCCCCGAGGCTGCCGAGGACATCATTCTCCGTGCACGGGGCACTTTCAAACTCAGTGAAGACGGCGAGGCGATTGCCACTGACCGAGACGGCGAAGTCGTTTACGGGAAGGACGGCAAGACCCCGCTGTCACCGCTCGAATGGGCGGAATCGCTGCGTGAAACCGCAACACACCTCTGGCCAAGGGCTCAGGGTGCCGGGCAGACCGGCGACAACGGTGGCAAGGCCACGAAGAAATGGGGCGAGTACACGGAGACCGAGCGCGCCGCGCTGGCCCGTGACAACCCGGATGCATTCAAACGACTTCAGGCCACCAAAGGAACCTAACCCATGGCAACCACGCAACTTACCGACATTTTCGTTGGTGATTACTACGCCACCCTGGCACCGGTCAACAGCCCGGAAAAAACCGCAGTCTACGAATCGGGCATTGTGACCCGTTCGCCTGTGCTGGATGCGATTGCATCTGGCAGCCAGGGTACTGCTGAAATCAGCTACTGGCAGGACCTGGACGCCGACGAAGCGCCCAACATTAGCAACGACGACCCGAACGATCAGGGTGAAGTCGGTAAAGTTACCCAGGACAGCATGCGTGCCCGCGTTCTGTACCTCAACAAGGGTTACGGCGTCACTGACCTGACTGCTGAACTCGCGAATACCGAGCCTCAGCAGCAGATACGCAACCGTTTCGGCACCTACTGGACTCGCCAGTGGCAGCGTTACGTCCTGGGCGCATCTCGCGGCATCATCGCTTCGAACATCGCGAACAACGGCGGTGACATGGTTGTTGATGCCGGTGCGAGCATCAGCGCAACCGCGTTCCAAGACGCCGCGTTCACTGCTGGTGATGCTGCTGACCAGTTCGGCGCAATCGGCGTCCACTCGGTCGTGATGAACCAGATGGTCAAGCAGGACCTCATCGAGTACCTGCGCGACTCCGACGGCAAGATCATCCTGGCCACCTACCTGGGTAAGCCTGTGTTCATGGATGACGGCCTGACCTACGGCGCTGGCCGTTACCTGTCGGTGTTCTTCGGCCAAGGCGCGTTCGGCTTCGGCGAGGGCAATCCGAAAATGCCTGTCGAGCTGGAGCGTAAGCCAGGCGGCGGTAATGGCGGCGGTGCCGAAGTGTTGTGGGAGCGAAAAACCTACATCCTGCAGCCGGCCGGGTTCAGCTGGAAAGGCTCCGAGGCACAAAACCTCAGCCCGACCGCCACGCAGTACGCTGCAGCTGCGAACTGGACCCGAGTGTTCGACCGCAAGCAGGTTCCTTTCGCTGCCGTCATCAGCGGCACCGTCACCCCGTAAACCACCATCGGCGGGGCGCTTTGGTGCGCCCTGGCCGACACGGAGAGAATCATGAAGGTTATCTATTCCGACACTCCGGGCAATGAGCCTGGGGTTTGCTATCGCCTGCTGGACGAGTTCTTTGGCGTGATCAGCTCTGCGAAGGAAGTTGTGGTGGATGGCGACCGGCCGAACATCATCGAGGCCTACCAGCGCGCAGGCATTGTTGTTTCTGGCCCGACCGAGAAGGAAGACGAGATCGAAACCGACCCTCTGAAAATGAAGGTCGACGATCTGAAAGTTTGGCTCACCGGCAAAGGCATCGACTTCCCGGCCGACGCCAAGAAAGACGAACTGAAGGCCCTGGTGCCAACGGAATAAGGACAGATACATGACCGATTACATCACCGTCGCCGACGTTGACGCCCTGCTAAGTCCTGGCTGGGCCGGTGCCGGTGATCCGGTCCTTGCTGTGACCATGGCGAACGCCTGGCTCACGGCCAAGATTAAGCGACCTGTTGCCGATCCTGTTCCTGATGCCATAAAGCTGGCCGGGGCTCAGGTGGCGAAAGAGGCGGCAGCGGGCAACCTGTACAAGTCCACGCAGAAGGAAGTTCTGAGCAAGACCGTATCGGCCCAGTCCGGCACGTCCGTGAGCAAGACCTATGCGTCTGGCTCGACTGATTTGTCTGCCGGTGAAAACTTCGCGCTCGGGCTACTCGATCCGTGGATCAAGCGCTCCGGCGTGATGATGCTGAAAAGGATCTGACCATGGGCATGCGTGAAGAGATTCAGGCGGAAATGGCTGAGGCGTTCGACGATCCGGATGGGCTGGCGGATGCGGTGCGCCCCCTGACAGGTGCGCGCACCGTTGAAGGCGAGTATGACCCGGTCACAGGAACTGAAACCGAAAGCTCAACGCTGACCTACGTCGGTCGCGGCGTATTCGGCAGTTACTCGGTCCGCGAGGTCGATGGGAGCCTTATTGAGACCACCGACGAAAAGCTGCTGGTTCTGCAAAACGAGCTGGTCGTTGCGGTTGGTGGGGTGCCGACACTCACCATTGCCACGCCGGAGATCGGCGACATCATCAGCGGCAAGCGAGCGCTGAACGTCTCCGAAGACCCAGCAAAGGCGACATTCACTATTCAGCTGAGGGTTTGACGATGGGTTTCTCTGATCAGATCCGCGCCTTCAGCACCAAGACCAGCCGGGCGCACGACACAATTGTCCGTGACACTACCATTGCGCTATTCACCAACGTCGTTACAGAGACGCCTGTGGACGAGGGCACGGCTAAAGGTAGCTGGCAGACGACAGTCAGCACGCCTGCCACCGGACAGACTGAACGCCTTGATCCTTCGGGCCGAGCCGCAATCGCTGAGTTAGAGGCGAACACGCCAGCCGGGGCAGGGCAGATCACTTGCCTGACCTCAAACCTTGCTTACATCGAACGGCTTGAGAATGGCTGGTCGATGCAGGCCCCCGTCGGCATGGCCAGGCGTAGCGTCGAGCGGTTTCAGAAGATGGTTAACGATTCGGCGGCGAGAAACCGAGTATGAGCGAGACGAAGATCAACGCGGCTCTGGTCTCGGCCTATCTCGCGAGCAACCTTTACCCTGCGGCAAAGACGGCGCTCGAAGGAAAAACCTTTTCGCCTACCACCGGCCAGCCATGGGCGCGACTCACCGACATGCCCACCGGGCGCGAGCCTGCAGCATTCGGCGCAGCCAACCCGGTAGAGCGCACCGGTTACCTGCAAATCGACATCTTCCACCCGAACAACACTGGCACCGGCCCGATTCTGGCTGATGCGGACAAGGCGCTGAGCTTCTACAAGCCAGGCCTGAATCTCGAATACCAAGGCCAGCGGGTTCATATCCGCAGCGCTGAGCGAGGCAAGATCACCCCCGAAGATGTCTGGACGGGCGTGAGCATCCGCATCTATTACACGGCGTGGATTTACCCGACCGCCTGATTCATCCCCCGCGCAATCCCACACCCTGCCCATATGCGGGGTTTTTTCGTTCCAGGAGATCCCAAAAATGGGCGAGTTAGCCAACGGCTCTGCCGTTCAGTATTACTACGTCGAAGAGGTCGCGGGCGCTGTTCCTGCTACCCCGGCGTGGAAACCGATCCGCTTCGTGAGTGCTGGCCTGACTCCGAACATCAACCAGGTCACCACGGCTGAGATGAACGAGTTTCGTCAGCAGCAGGCGAGTCGCGGTGGCACCTACAGCGTGGCTGGCGACATCGCAGTTGAGCTGTCATTTGCAAGCTTCGACGACCTGATTCAGGCAGGCATGCAAGGCACCTGGACCGCGAACGTGCTGAAAATCGGCAAGGTCGTGCGCACCTTCGCCATTCTGGAGCGCCACACCGACATCGGCATCGATTACTGCTACCACAGCTGCAGTGTCGGCACGATGGCTATCAGCGCGCCACTGAACGCACCTGTTGGCGTCACCTTCAGCATGATTGGTCGCCGGTCTGAGAAGTACACCGTGCCAGTCGGCTCGACGTACCTGCCAAGCACTACCACCGACATCATGATCACTACCAACCTGTCGCTGACCGAGGGTGGCGTTCCTGTTGCCTACGCGACCGAGTGGAGCGTGAACCTCGACAACGGCATGGAGGCGCTGTTCGCCCTGGGTAGCCGTGAAGCCTTCGACGTGTCGAACGGTATCGCGGTCGTCACCGGGTCCATGTCGGCCTACCTGGTCGATGCAGTGCTCTGGGACAAGGTGCTCGACGAGACCTCAACCTCGCATGTGATTGAGTTCGCAGAGGGCGCTGACACCTACACCCTGGAACTGCCGAAGGTTCGCTACACCCAGGGCCAGAAGCAGACCAGCGGCCCGGGCGCGATCATCCCGCAGTACACGATCAGCGCCGGCTACGACGCAACGCTGGCCACCACCATGATGATCACGCGCACGTCGTAATCAAAACCATTTCCCAGGCCCGCCAAGTGCGGGCTTTCTTGTTTCTGGAGTATCACCGCATGGCTGCTAAATCTGAGAAAGCTGCAATCAAACCTTTCGCGTTATCTGACTTCTTTACCTTGGGCGCACTGGAGGCGGGCAAGAAATTCCCACTGACCCTGCCCGATGGCACCGCGACCGATCACTACCTGATGGTCATTGGTGCTGACGCTCCCGCAGCCCGCCGTCGCCTCCTGGAAATCACCCGAGAAGGGCGTGATCGTGACGATTCCAAGCTGTCGGCTGATGAGCTGTACGAAATCAACACTGCCAACACCACCAAATACCGATCCTCTTTGGTCATTGGCTGGTCGTTCGATGCGCCATTCTCGACTGAAGCGGTAGCGGAGCTGATCCAGCAGAACCCCGGCCTCTCGACCGACATCGAACTGTTCGCGAGTAACCGCGCACGTTTTTTCGCTCCAGAGTTGAAAGCCTCCTAATCCACTGGGAGGGAGAGGCCAGGCTCAACAAGCCCGTCAAGGGATCGACAGCAACAACCCGTGATCACTTGACACGCGTCTGGAATATGACCGGGCACAAGCCTCGCGAATTGGACATACCCGACATACCCGACGGTATGGGTTATCTGGCCGGACTGTTCTGGGAGCTAAAGCGCACGGCTGACCCGCTGACCTGGCAGGAAATGGATGCTTGGGCACGCATGATGGATCGACAACTTGATCCAGAAGAAGCGCGGACGCTGATGAAGATGGACGGTATTCACTGTCGGGTGATGGCCGAGGGGTGATAGTGATAGATTGCCTCCATCTAATGGAGGGGTATCGATGCGCTACTTGTTGCTGATAGGAACCTTGCTGGCTGGAAGCGCTCATGCTGCCGCGCCCGCAACGTCCCAAAACCAGAAGGATCTTGTGAAATACCTGATCGCATCTGAGAAGAAAACAGTCAAAGACGCTATATGGATGAGCAAAGACAACCTGTACGTCGGCGCCATAGATGACGGAACCGACCGCAAGGGCCTGGCAAGCTATGTCTGTTCGGTTGCATCAGAGCGCAAAGCCCCGGCCAAGATGGTCAAGGTTGTCGACATTGTGAAGGTGCAGAGGACTGGAAAGTTTGAAGAGTTGGGCCGGGCAGATTGCCCATAAATAGCTGAAACCCAAAAGCCTCGCCAAGTGCGGGGCTTTTTTTCGCCCGGAGAAAAGTATGCAGCCCCGAGATTTCTACGTGAAGCAGGAGGCGGAAGAGGGGCGACGGGTCGATTTATCGAATGCTGACGGCACTCCAAGCGGGCACTGGATGGTCATCCGGTCAGTGCTTTCTCACCAATACGAGAAGACATTCAAGGCCATTCAAGCCGAGGCCCTCAGCCAGGTCATGGAGATATCCAAGGCTGCAGGAAAGGAACATGCGCTGTTTATGGGCAAGAGCCAGCGCCGTACGCGGAAAGCCCGGCTCGTAGCCTCCCTCATTGCAGACTGGTCGCTCGACCTTCCATGCAGCGAAAAAGAAAAAACCAATCTGCTGATCCAGGCCCCGCGACTGCGGCGACAGATCGAGCGCGTCAGTGAAACCATTTTTATAGCGAGAGCCAGCCATGTCTGAATACGCAAAGCTGGTCATCTCGGTTGACAGCACATCCGCACGGAAGGCCGATAAGGATTTGGGTGCGCTCGATAAGAGCGCGGCCAACCTGACGTCAGGGCTGGGGAAGTTGCTCGGCCCGTTGGTGTCCGTGGCCACCGCTATGGCGGCGCTGAACAAGGCGGCAGATGTGCAGCGCCAGTTCGATGTCCTGAACTCCGGCCTGATCACGGCCACCGGCAGCAGCGAGAAAGCGGCTGTAGCTTTCAAAGCGCTGCAAACCTTCGCCCAGAAAACCCCTTATGACCTGAACCAGGCGGTAAAAGGCTTCACGCAACTCGTAAACCTTGGCCTCACTCCGTCTGAAAAGGCTCTGACGTCATACGGCAATACAGCTTCGGCAATGGGCAAAGACCTCAATCAAATGATCGAGGCCGTCGCTGACGCTGCCACGGGCGAGTTTGAGCGCCTGAAAGAATTCGGAATCAAGGCGAAGACTAGTGGCGACTCCATTGCCTTCACCTTCCAGGGCGTTACCAAAAAGATCGGCAATAACGCGGCAGAGATTGAAAAATACCTGACAGATCTTGGTGAGAACCAATTCGCGGGAGCCATGGCTCTGCGCATGAACACCCTTGATGGCGCCGTCGCCAACCTGGGCGACACATGGGATAGCACGTTCCGTCTGATCAACGAGGCCGGTCTCGGCACGCTGATGCAGGACTCGGTAAATGCTGTAACTGACGCCCTGAGCGAGCTGAATAGCCAGATTGGGTCAGGGCAGATGGAGGAGAATCTCTCCGCCGCCGCTTCCCAATTCGCTGCCTTTGGTGCAGACGCCACAAAGTCTCTCCAAATGCTCAAGGATTGGTGGGATACGCTTTTTGATGCGGACCAGCAAGGCGGGATGGCTGCCTCGGCATCGGAAACAGCGAATTTCGTTAGCGATGCATTCGCATCTCTGCCGACCAACATCCGCGCAATGGTCCAGATCGCGACCGTAGAGATAGCCTCGTATTTTGACCGCCTGATCGCCCAGGCTGTCTTCGCTAAAGACGCAATAGCCACGGCGTTCTCTGACGACACCGTTGAAGATGCCGCTAACCGGTATCAGCAATCTCTCAACGCAACTAACCAGGCTCGCGCAGACAGCATCGTCAGCATCCTCGAAGAGCGTGATACCGCTCTCAACTCATTCAAAAAGCAGCGAGAGTCAGCACTCGACAAGCGGAAAGTCTTCGACGAGGCCGCAAAAGCTGATGCGGCCAACACTACCGACCGGCTTGCACAGTTCAAGGTACTGGGGGACGGAGCTAAGAGCCAATATGAGGCCGATAAAAAGGCAGCGAAAGAGGCTGAGCAACTCGCTAAACAGCAGGCCAAAGCACTCAAGGACCTGCTGGCGCAGAACGAAATCTCGGTCAACTCCAGCAACGCAATGACCGACGCCTATCTGGCTGGTGCTGACAGCGTCCGCGAGTTGACCATCCAGCAGAAGGTTGAGGAAGAGCTTCTTAAAACTGGTGCCGCTGCTCGGGATGCGGTCACCTCGGCCGTTAACCGCGAAGTCACAGCCAAAGACCGTCTCGACATCGCCCAGTCCATCGCGAACATGCGGGTGGAAGTCACTCAGACCCTGGCCCAGGCCCAGGCCACGCTCCAGGGCAAAACCGCGCTCGAAGCCTTCAACATTCAAAAATCGATGTCCGTTGCGCTGTCTGGCAAAAACATCGAGTACGGCAGTAAGGAATACGAACTCCTGCTTCAGCAAACCAAGGCGCAACTGGAGGCCAACAAGGCGCTGGAGCAGGCGAGTTCGGTCGAAAGCATTGTTGACCGTCTGAACCCGCAAATCAAGCTACTGAAGGAATACACCGCCGAGCAGGATGCGCTTAATGCGGCGATTGCCCGCTATCCGGAAAATGCTGCGCTGTACCAGGATGCTCTGGCGAAGCTCGGCAACGAGTACCAGATCAACCAGAGCAAGGCCACGATCTGGGGCCAAATGACCGAAGGTGCGGTAGATCGCATCGACGGCGTGTTTGCCGATGCATGGGCCAACATCGGGAGCGGGGCGGACAATCTGTGGGACAACCTCATCAAGGGTGCTAAACAGGCCTTTGGCGAAATCGCTCACATGCTCACCACCAAGCCGCTGTTGGCGTCGATCAGTAATTGGCTGACAGGCACCGACAATGGGCAGGGCTTGTCCTCTGTGTGGGGCAAGCTGCTCGGCAGCGCTGGCGGATCTTCGTCAGGCGGCGGCAGTATGTTTAGCGGCCTGGCTGGCATCGGGCAAAACCTGCTTTCAGCCTGGAACACCATCACTGGCGTTGGCTCTTCCGTGGCTTCTGGCTACGCATCGGGCGGCATCAGCGGCGCAATCTCGGGCGGTGCCGGTTATTACGGCAACATGCTCAACGGCATTGCAACCACGCTTTCGAGCGGGTTCACCAGCCTGATTGGCGGCAACATTGCGATCACTGGCGCGACTGCTGCCGCTTCCGCTGCAACGACCGCTGCGCTCACTGGAGTTACTGCCGAGGTCGCTGCAAGCACTGCCGCCACAGTCGGGGCAGAGGGCATTACAGCTGCAATGCTGAGCGGTGCGGTGGCCGAAGGAGCTGCCTCTGTAGGCACAAGCATCGGGGTGGCCGGCGCGACCACGGCAGCGGCCTCCAGCGGCATGACCGCTGCACTTTCCGGCGCACTCAGCAGTGCAGTAGCCATGTGGCCGCTGGCAATCGTCATGGGCATGTACCAATCCGGCAAGCTGTACGACGCCGGGGTTCGCCCAAGCATGAGCGATATGCAGGCTACCGGCGGCGACACTGCGCTGGGCAAGGCCACCATGGCTCCGATTGCGCTGCAGTCCGGCATCATGGAGCTGACCGACAAAATCAACAGCAAGATTGTTGGAGGGAAGCTCGCTGCAATCCTCAGCGGGTCGACTTTGCACCAGGCTGTTTGGGGCGCGGTCGGCAAGAAGCTGTTCGGCGGTGGCTACGAGAACAAAGACTCAGGCATTCAGCTCGACGTGACCGATGGCGTCTTTGACGCTGGTGGCTTCGTGAAGCAGAAGAAAAAGGGCGGCCTGATTTCGGGGTCAAGCAAAACCCGCTATCTGCAGACCGATTTGGCGCCGGAACTGGAAGACTCGCTGGGTGCTGCGTACAACGACAAAGTCCTGAACTCGATGGGGCTGTTCTCGGCCCTCGGCGTCACCTTGAGCGAGACAGTGCTAGACGGCCTGACCATGGGCGTGACCCGGATCAGCACCGAAGGCCGGACTCAGGAAGAGATTCAAACAGACCTGGACGCATGGTTCACGTCTCTGGGCAATTCCGCTGTAGCTGCAATCAGTGACGCGACCAACTCCGGAGTAGCCAACTACACCTTCGACGAACTGACGACGTTCACGAACAACCTCTACTCCATCAACGACATGTTCAAACTGCTGAACATCAATGCGCTGCCCGTGACGGTCTGGGGCGGCAAGTTGACAGAGCAGTATGTCGCGATGGCGGGCGGAATGGAGGAAATGCAGTCTGCTGCAACCTCCTATTACAACGCGTTTTTTAGCGAAACAGAGCGGGCCGATGACACACTTGCAGCTGTCCAGGCACAGTTCAAGAGCCTGAACCTGACGCTTCCTGATACAGCACCTGGCTTCCGGGCGATGGTTGAAGGCATCGACAGCACGACAGATGCTGGCCGGGCGATGTATATCCAGCTCATGGGTCTGAGCAGCAGTGCAGCATCTGCCTACTCGATTCTGGAATCTCGCGCCAAGGAGGCAGAGGCAGCATCGGACGAAGCCTCCCAAGCAGCATTGGACGCCGCCCAAGCCGTCAAGGACGCATTGCTCGGAGTGGTCAGCAATGCCAGCAGCGGCGTAAGCCGAGCCGTCGAAGCCGAACGGGACGCTGCAACCAAGGCCTACAACGCCCGCGTCGCATCGCTCAACGACATGTCCGCAACGGCAGCGCAGAGCGTTACCGACCTGTCTACCGTCAGCAACTCGCTTGAATCGGCGCTCAAGTCCTTGCGCGGCACGTCTGACGATGCCGTGAAGACCTTGCGCGCCCAGGCTCAAGCGACGCTCCAATCCGCATTGGCAACGGCGCGGGCGGGCGGTTCTCTGTCGGGCTTCACCGGCCTGGAAGATGCGCTGGATACGGTAAGCGACAACAACACAGACCTGTACTCGTCGCTGGAAGACTTCAATCGGGACCAGGGCCGGACAGCCAACGTCGTCGCCGAGCTCAATGCCATCAACGGCAAACAGCTCACTGCCGCCGAGAAGCTTCAGGAAAGTCTGGATAGTCAGATCGACCTGGCAAAAGAAGCTTACGACGCGCAGATGGCTCAGTTCGACGCGCAACTCGACTTCGCTCAGGCCCAGATGGATGCGCTCAACGGCGTAGACAATTCGGTCCTGAGCGTCGTCGATGCCGTCAACGCTATGAATGCGGCGGTTGTGGCTGCGCTCGGCACTGTGAAGTCGGCTACCCCGGCCAACACTGGGACGCTGATCGACTCGGTTTATCAGAACTTGCTGGGGCAGGGCGCAGACGCGGCCGGCAAAAACTACTGGCAGGGTCAGGTCGGCAGCGGCGCGGTCGGCATGGACCAGCTTGCAGGCGCGATCAAAAACGCCGCCATCGAAGACGCTATCAAGACCGCCTATCAGCAATCGTTGGGTGGGGCTGCCGATGCGGCCGGAGCGAAGTACTGGACCGACCAAGTTAACTCAGGCGCGCTGACGGTTGCTCAGCTTCAACAGGCAATCGCCAATGCGGCCAAGGCCAACGGTTCGGCCGCAAGCGTTCCGGGATATGCATCCGGCGGCGACTTCGGCGGCGGTCTGCGCCTTGTCGGCGAGAACGGTCCTGAGCTGGAAGTGACAGGCCCTAGCCGGATTTTCAACGCAAACCAGACGGCAGCAATGCTCAATGGCGGCGGTGATTCCGGGGCAACTGCGGCAGAGGTTCGGGCACTGCGCGAAGAAATAAAGAGTAACGCCATTCACATGGCGCAACTGACGAAGGAAGTCGCTGATGGAATCGACACCCTCGTTCAATCTGGCGTGCAGATCATCGGCACAGTTGATACCAAGGCGGCCGCATGAGTGACATGAAAGTGGTGCCGGGGATAGAGATAACCCCGGCCAAAATGATCGCCAATGCGTTGCCGGATATGGATTATGCGGCATACGTCCCTACCAAGGCCTATGCCGTTGGCGAATACGTCACCATTGACCGGATCAACTATCAGTCTCTGCTGGCAAACAACACAGGGAAGAATCCGGTAACCGATACGTCGTCGCCCCCTGCTTGGCAAAACATGGGGTGGGTAAACAAGTACCGGATGTTCAACAAAAACATTGGGAATACTTGGAAGATCGGAACATTCACCGCCGCACCTGAAGTTATCGACTTCACGATTCGCCCGGGACAAAGAGTTAACGCCATCGGGCTGGTCGGGGTTCGTGCCTCCTCGGTGCGGATAGTGATGACGATTCCGGGCGTTACCGATCCGGTCTACGACAAAACGTTCTCCATGTCGCTCAAGGCTGGCGGCAGCTGGTACCAGTATTACTTCGGCCAATTCACCACACGTGACAACCTGGCTGAGTTCGATCTTCCTCCATATAACAATGCGGATATTCGCGTAATAGTCAGCGCCCCCGGCAGTACGGCGCAGGTCGGGATGATGGTCGTCGGCTGGGGTAAGTCGATTGGTACAGCTGTTTATGGCACCTCATTGGGTCGAAAGAAGTATTCGACGATCAGGGAGGAGTTCGACGGCAGCATCACCATTACCAAGCGTGGCAACCGGCGCTCTATCAACTTTCAAGTTGAGCTAAAGGGCGACCAGATATCCAGTACCCAGCGGATTCTGGACGAGGTTGACGACACTCCAGCCCTCTACGTTGGATCCAGCGATCTTGATTACACAGTAATGGTCGGGATCTTCGACGACTTCGACACCGGTCTCCCGACCTACAACCGGGGCCAGTACACACTTAAAGTAAGGAGCCTCGCCTAATGGCAGCCATAGCACCTGTTTTATCGCTTCTGCCTTCACCGCCATTGCCCACGGACGCCGAGGCAGACTTTGACGCCAAGGCGGGCGCATCGCTTACGGCGCAAGTGCAAATGGTTGTGCAGATCAACGCCTCGTTGGTCTGGATGGCTACACAGGTCAATGCCTGCGAAGGGTATGCGAACTCCTCGGCAACCAACGCCCAAACGGCCAGCAGCGCTGCCGCCAGTGCTGCTGCAATTGCTGCAGCTATTGGCAGTCAGGCAGGCCTGCCAAGCATGGTGGGTAACGCCCGGCGCGCCCTGGCCGTTCTTGCGAATGAGCAGGGCGTCTCTTACCAGACCCAGATCAAGCTGATCGCCATTGATCCAATGTTGAAGTCCACGGCGGTGACTGGTGCGCTTGCACTAAACATCGGGACCACTGGCGTTTTTGATCTAACGCTGACCGGGGCGGCGACCTTGTCGTTTTCTAACCTGCCAACACTCAGCGCCACCGAGTCGATGATCATCTTGATTCGGGTAACGCAAGGGGCCACGGCGTTTGCGCTAACTTGGCCTAGCGGAATTACCTGGATTGCAAGTGGTGGTGTAGCGCCCGCAACGCCTAACGCGGGCAAGCGAACCGAATACATACTGACGCTTGAGGGGGGCTCGCTGTACGGTCGCAAAGGGGCCTCGACATGACTATAAAAAAAATTATCCTGAGCTCCGAAGAGGTCAAGGAATCAGGGGAGGCGGTTCTCACGGGCTCAGGGACATTTGTCGTACCTAATGGCGTCGATTCAATCTCAATTCTCCTGATTGAGGGGGGTAATCCCGGAAGCACAGGCGGGGCGTTCGTCATAGGGACGGGGGGCGTAGGCGGGCAAGGGGGGCTCGGCGGCCGAAAACGCTACCTCAATAACTATCCCGTCACGCCAGGTCAGTCTTTCACCTATGCCATATCATCCGGGGCCGCAAACTTCGGATCTATTCTCACGGGCTCTACTGGCGGAGTAGATGCAGGCAGGGCGGGGCAAGGCGGGACCGGCGGAGGCGCCGCAAGCGGGCAAACCGCGAAGAGCGCCGGAGGCTATCCGGGCGGCCCCGCCTCTATTTTTGACGCGGGAGTAGTTTACGATTTTCTCACGACCAACTACGGCAGTGGGGCAGGCAATGCCGGCCTGCGCCCTGGTGGCGGCGGTGGCGGCGGTGCAAGCGGGGCCAACCTGCAGGGTTCGACAGATGGGTCGGTAGGTGGAGCAGGAGGCGCCGGAGCGATCTATGTACTCTGGTCTGGCTCACAGAGGGAGTTTCCTGCCACTCGTACCCCGTATGAGGCGGGCGGATCTATAGTGTTCGACCCTCGCGGACTTCCTACCGACGCAGGAAAGTTCGCCACTAACGGCTCCGGGACATGGATAGGTATTAACCTAACAAATAACGCAGGTCTTCGCGGTACGGTGTACCGGTCGACAGACAATGCGCAAAGCTTCATAAATACGGGCGTTGCAAGGGACGCGCAGTTTAGCGGCATTGCTTACGCAGCTGGCGCTTTTCTGATAATGCTGGCGGCCTCGATAGTTGTCGGCGGGACTAGCGTTAATGCCGCACTTCGGTCCACTGATAATGGACAAAGCTGGGAGCTGATAACATTCGCCATAGGCAGTTTTAACGGACCGGCGGACCTAACGTCTTTTGGCGATAGGTTCTTCATGAACTCTATGTCAACTGGCTCCTCAGATAACAACTTCGCCTACAGCGATAACGCCGGTACAAGCTGGACGTATCGGCGTGAAGGATCGGCAGGAACAGCGCCAGACAGGGCTACGTCGATAGTTCGGGCAATTTCCAGTACCGTCGTATTGACCCGAAGAAATCCAGTAACGTCCGGATCCTATTTGACGAAAGACCTAACAAATTTCACCTCGGAACTGATGTCTGACATATCAAAAGTGGCGGGGTATTCATACTCTATAACCACGATAAGTGGGGGCAGGTTGAATTACTCCACTAATGACCTCACTTCCAGCACATCTATTGCAGGGCTCACTCTTGCCGCAACATTGCAGAATTCGTTTCTAGTCCCGTTATCGGACAGAGTGCTGGCTGTCGCAGCGTCTCAAATATATCAAGCGGTTGGCCCGTCAGGTTCGTTTGTTGCACCATTTCCCATTGAGTTCGCAGTCGGAAGCGGTAGCCCGATAATAAGCCCGGGCTTTAAAGTAGCCGCTGACGGATTTGGGAAAGCAATTATTTCACTAAACATTGGCGGCAAGTCGATAAACTATAGGGTGAGTGCATATGCTGTATAACTTAGAGGCAAAAACACAATTCACTGAGGCTGACTTTCGCCGCCGCTTTCCAGATGTTGGCTTTCCAGAAACTATAGAAACGCACAATATTCTAGAATACGGCTACGTAGTGATCGATCGCGACCCAGCGCCCGCAATTGGTCCAGGGGAGACGCTGGAGCCGGGCGATCTAAGAATAGAAGGGAATGAGGTATTTCAGTCGTGGGTGGTTGTCCCGGCCACTGCATCCAAGTGGGCACCGCTCATTGCCGCACGCCGCTATGAGGCAGAGGTATCAGGCACCACAGTGAGCGACATCCCAATCGACACCGGCCGCGACAGCCAAGGCCTTATCACAGGCGCAGCGGTACAGGCCATCATCGATCCGGAGTATTCGCTGCACTGGAAAACCAGCGGTGGATTCATTGAGTTGTCTGGCGCTCAGGTGCTCGGCGTGGCGTCGGCTGTCCGAGCGCATGTGCAAGCCTGTTTCAATCGTGAAGCCGAGCTGCTGGACGCTGTGGCCGATGGATCGATCACCGCCGAAATGCTCGATCAGGGCTGGCCCTCCTAGCCGCCCACCACACATCCCGAATATCCCCGGCCGCCTTGAGCGGTTTTTTTGTGCCCGGAGAAAGCGCAATGCCCATCACCGCGCAGCAATTGCTGCAGATACTCCCGAACGCCCGCCAAGTCGCGGGCGTTTTTGTGCCCGCGCTCAATACGGCCATGACTCAGTTCGGTATCACCACGCCGCTGCGCATGGCTGCATTCTTGGCTCAGGTCGGGCATGAGTCGGCGCACCTTACCGCTGTCGTCGAAAACCTGAACTACAGCGCTTCCGCGTTGCAAGCTACGTGGCCGAGCCGGTTCCCTGCCGCGCTGGCCGCCCAGGTGGCGCGCAAACCCGAGCAGATCGCCAACATTGCCTACGGATCACGCATGGGTAATGGCCCGCCGCAGACTGGCGATGGCTGGAAATTCCGGGGCCGTGGCCTGATTCAGGTTACTGGCTGGGTCAACTATCAGGCGTGCGGTGCCGCGCTGGGCCTGGACCTGCTCAACAAGCCCGAACTGCTGGAGCAGCCGGTCTACGCTGCTCTGTCGGCTGCGTGGTTCTGGCAGAGCAATGGTCTGAACGCGCTGGCAGACAATCGAAAGTTCGAGTCGATAACCAAGCGGATCAACGGCGGCCTCAATGGCCAGGCCGACCGCATGGAGATTTACGCTCGGGCGCTGGAGGTGCTGGCATGAACGGCCAATTCCTCGACCCATTGCTTGTGCAGGCCTACGCCAAAGGCGAATGGGTGCTGATGGCCGACTTCAGGTACATGGCAGCCGACGGCACGATCTACACCGCGCCCAAGTACTTCATTACCGACCTCGCATCGACACCCTGGCTGGTGAAACCCTTCCTGACCGGCATCGAGGACCGGGCCTGCGGGGTGATCCACGACTATGCGTACTGTCAGAACAAGCTAACCCGCGCCCAGTGCGATGCGCTGTTCTACGAGATGCTGCTGGCCACTGGTGCGGATCTGCGCCGGGCTCAGTTGATGTTTTCCGGCCTGCGCATCGGCGGAGGCTCACGCTACCGGCAGTGTGCGGGCGGCATGAAGGTCGAGGACCTGGCCTTTGAGCTGATGACGCCTGCCGAGGTGGCCGACTGGAAGCTGCGCCTGCTGGTCATTCATGAGCCTGTCGCTGCCTGACTGATTGGCTATACTTTCCGACTCAAAGGAGTGAGCCATGGACCCGCGCCTCGCCGGACTATCAATCGTTATAACCATCTGCTGGGTGTCAGTCGTCCTGACTGTCATGTGGCTGATGTACTCGCAATAGGGCCGACTCTGTTCGGCTACCCCCCCCTCCGACCGTTCTGGTCACCCGTCGCAAACCTCCCTATCCAGTATTGACCCAATCCCTGTGCTCGATTTAACTGTACGCCCATACAGTAGAGTCTTCGTCATGGACGCCCCCGATCATCTTGAAATATCCCTCGACCAGTTGCTCAAACTCCGTGCGCCCGGAACGTACCTTGTGAAATGCGAGGGCGACAGCATGATTGGCGCGGGGATATTCAGCGGAGACCTGCTGATCGTCGATAAAGGACGGGAGGCGGTTACAGGATCGATCGTCATCGGCGTGATCAATCAGGAGCCGACAGTGAAATACCTGGCCCGGTCGTCGTGCGGCCAGATCATTCTCCGGTCCGGCAACAAGGCCTTCCCCGATCGCTACATTCTCGAGAGCGATGAATTCGAAGTGTGGGGCGTGGTCACTCATAGCATTCGGGATCATGACGGGGAGTAGGTGCATGGATGTCAAAGAGCGCGAGCTGAAGATATGGAACGATCACCTCGACCATGAGGCGCGGCGGGAGTGCGCGACCGATCACTGGCATGGCGAACTGCTGGGTCATGCGAATGCGCTGGCAAGGCTGGGCGTAATAGATGAAGAGGAGTTGCGCGAGATGCTGGAGCTTGCCGATTCTGCCTTGGAGCATGTGAAAGCGGAGCTTGAAACTCAGGAGTGGCTGGCAGAGCGGAAGGGGTGATTGTGTTCGGTCGGCAGGACGCCGGGGAGGGTAAGTTCAGCTTTTGATTGGACAGACTGGCAATCGGTATAGGTCGAAAACAGGCGTATCTGAGAGGGTTTGCTGAAAATTTGCTGAAGCAAGGTATATTACGCTGCCATGCCTATGATTTAAAACAGGTTTTTGCGCCAGTAGTGCCGATCCATCATCGGCGCAACAGAGAAGCGGCGGGACGGCTCGGGGCTGGTGGGGCGAAGGCTGTTGAGAGCTTCGGGCAACATGGTGTTCAACGTATCTTTACCAATTCAGGGCAGTGTCAGTCGGTGCTGATCACGGGGCGGAAAGGGTGGAGTTTACCAGAGAGAGGGCAGGCTCACCCGACACATCCCGAGTGGCCGCAGCCACCCATCCTCGAGCTTGACCTCAACCTAACCCAAGGTCCGACACTGGCCGCTCTTTTTCAGGAGCAGGCCCATGACCCAGACCAAGCCCAACCATCCAAACGGGTTCCAACTATCCAACCCTGAAGGCCTTTACGATCCCAGCCAAAACGGCTACTCCCACGTCGCTGAGCTACAGCCCCAGGCGCGGCTTTTATATATCGCCGGGCAGGGCGGTGAGGATCCGCAGGGCAAACTTTCTGTTGAGTTTGCCGAGCAGGCGCGGCAGGCGCTGGCCAATCTGGGGACGGCGTTGCGATCCAGAGGCGCGGGTTTTGCTGATGTGTTCAAGTTGACCTTGCTGATTGTCGGCCATGACGAAGCCAGGCTGCGTCTCTGGGTCGAGGCGCTGGATCAGGTGTGGGGTGGGGCGATGAAGCCGGTCTGTACCTTGATCCCGGTGCCATGCCTGGCGCTGAGCGGGATGCAGATTGAAATCGATGCGGTTGCCGCATTGTCATGACCTCAGGGCTGTATCCCGTGAATGGGCATGATCTGTGTCTGTCGGGGTATTTCCGAGGTTGATACTGTCCGGGTTCCCGATATTGGTATTGAGGCAAAAAGATGGAGCTCACTGGCGTTGCATTTGGCACTACCGACTGGTCGAAAATCGAGCCAGAAATCCATCCCGGTGAAACAGGCAACGCCAATTGGCGAACTTGCCATTTCGGCACGACGCGGGTGCGAATGGTGGAGTACAGCGCTGGTTATCTGGCCGATCATTGGTGCTGGCGGGGCCACGTTCTGTTATGCCTGGAAGGTGAACTGCACACCGAGCTGGAGGATGGCCGAACCTTCGTTCTGACTCCCGGAATGAGTTATCAGGTGGGCAATGATATGGAAGGGCACCGGTCATCGACTGTGACGGGAGCGAAGTTGTTTGTTGTGGATTGA